ATGTCGCCCACTAAATTAGCATCTTGGAATTCTGGATCTTCTAGCAATTCGAAGTATGTTCGTTGTGAAACGACATAAACTACGTCTGCTGGGTTAACACCATATTTGCCCATATTTTTTCTCATTGTAAGAAGTTCTGCAGCTGTAACTGTATCAGTAGCAAAAGCAGTAGCTGACTGTGTATAATCACTGTCATTACGTGCTAAATGAAGGAGTCCTTCAAAAGCCGCACCACTTGTTCCGTATACACCATCAGCATCATCACCAGCTAGGATTGCATTTTCAATACCTCTAGCGTGTGATCGTACCATAGACTCTCTAATTAAAGGAAGAATCGGTAAGATAGCATCTTCTTCAGTTTCATTACCTAAGTAAGACTGAGAAATAAGTTTCTTAGTTGAAAGAGTTCTTTCAGTCATTGTGACACCAGTATATGGTGCTCCAACTGCGTCGCCTCTGGTATCTAAGTTACCATAAGGAGCGGTCCCACCAGCAGCAGTACCTGAAGCGAATTCAGCGTAACCAGCATCTGGCAAGATTGGGATAATCATATTCGCAGAAGTCATAGCAATTTCTCTAAATAGAGGAGCTAGTACTAATTCGTTTTCGATATCTCTTTCGATGTTTGTTGAAACAACTTGTTCAAAATCAGCGGAAGAAACTTCAACACCTGAATGTTGATTTACTTTTTCCATCAAAGATTTTGTCATTGGTGTGTCCCATCCGCGTCCTGTTGCAAGACCTGCGAATTTTGCGTCTGCAATATCGCTTTCGAATGATTTTTTCCAATCGCTGTTGTTACCTTGTCTGTCGGCAAAGTGTCTTTTTGACTCACGAATATTCATGATTTCTTCAGACTTCTCTGCTAGTTGAGCTTCTAGTGATTTAACAACTGTCTCTAAATTAGAGTGGTTCTCATTCACACGTTTCTCAACGTCAGACATTAGCCTTTCGGCTCCTGTTAATCCAGCTTGGATTACAGTTTTTTGTTCTTCCTGTTTTGCTTCCTCGGAGGCTTTTTGAACTTCAACGTCAGTAGCAGCTTTTTCAGCAGCTTCGTCAGCTAATTTAAGTTCAGCAGCTTTAAGTTCGGCTTGTTTCATTGCATACTGTGCAACTGCTTTTTCAGCAGCTTCAGTAGCAAACGACTCAAGATTAAACTCTGGGTTGCTTTCAGGAGAATTATTTTCTTTTGACATATTTGTCTCCATTGTGGCTTTCGCCGTACTTGGCTGCTCAATTTCAACAGCATCTGCTGAATCGTCTGAGTTAGCCTTATAAAAAGTTTGCTTATACTTGGTGTAGTCTTCCATACTATCGAATGACTTGCTTAGTCCAAAGGTTGCCCCTTGGTTGCATGGCACAGATACTACAGAAACTTCGAAAAGTTCAGCGTCCTTTATTTTATATCCATCGGTTTCAGTCATATAATCAGCGTCCTTGACTTTGAAACCGACAGAAAAAGCTCCAAGGACACCGTCTTTAATAAGTTGAGTTACATTATCGCCTGCACCCTTCGAAATCTTTGCAGAAATCTCGAGTCCATTCTCAGTAACTTGTAAATCTTTTGCACGACCAATCGGTTTGTCGTAGTTATGATTGAACAAAATAATTGGATTACCTTTATAGTTTTCCAATCCACCTTTTGTCCAAGCATCGGCTTCAATTATATCTCCAGCTCTATCAAGTCCATTAGTACTTGCTGATCCTTTAATTTCGACGCCGCCGTCTTCTGTTTCGCCTAGCGCCTTAAAAGTGCTAGTCCAGTGAAAAATCTTTTCCATTGCTATTTCTCCGCTTTTTTCTTAGCCTTCGGGGCTGGTGCGGGCGCAGGGGTTGGAGCTTTAACAGCTACAACTACTGCATGTCTTTTCTTCATGGCTGATAAAACTCTGCTCCAAGATCCAAATGCTCGTCTAAGCATATAGTCTTTTACTGGTACATCATTACCATGACTTTTGTAGGTTGTCAAATCCATAGTTTCAACTCCTTGCTCTGCAAGAAAGTTGGATAATGCTTTTGCCATCATATCTTTTGTCATATTATTCCTCTTCGCCTGGGGCAGCCTCTTGAGGTCTACCGCCTTCTTCCGGGTTTACTGCTGAGCCTGCTATATTTGCTGGTACTCTAGGTGAATCGAATCCATCTACTGGATCTTTACCTAAAGCTTCTCTTGCTTCGTTCGGGGACATAATCCCTGTATTTACAAGAGTAGCATAATATGCAGCTTGGTCTCTTAGTTCTGGTTGTAAGGCAGGTATTCCTGTTACATCCTCAGATACTGTAAAACCAAAGAATCGCTCTAGCGCATACCCTAATTTTCGTACGATTGGTAAAATTGTTTCTAAATAGTAAAGCCTATGATTAGGTCTTATATTAGCATTATTACCCCCATCTAGTAGAACAGGTGGTATTCCCATTGCTTCTAGTATAATTTTTTCGTTTGACTTGATTCCTTCTTGGAAATCTAAGTCTTTGAAACTTATTTCTGTTAAATTTTTAACCTCTAGTCCGCCGTCTAAAAATAGTGGGCGACGACCTCCAGATTGTGGGTTATATCTTGCAACCCATGCCTGTAACATTCTTTCTTTTATTTTCTCTGAAAGTGTATTTGGAGAAGATAGTACGAGTCCTGGAACTGCTCCATTCTTGAAGAAGTTATCTTGAAAGGTTCTCATACTTGATAAAAGCTGCATAGTTCTAAATGCAGGCTTTAGTCTTGGTACTCCTCTATAAATGGAGTTAAAACTGTTTTCTTTAATATGTATAATCTCACTAGGACTATAGTCTATACTATTCTCATAAGTATATTTTGAAACAAAAGTTTGTGCATCTGTTTCTATTCTTACTTTATTTGCTGGTAAGTGATATAGATGTGCTCCGTCAAAATAAATAAAGATGTTACCGTCTATTAGTAAATCAATTATTAAGTTTCTTTTAAATGAGTTAACATCCTGAAAAGGATTTGGCTCTCTATTAATTAAAAGGTCAACTTTTGATCTTCTAATATTTTTTACAATATTATTTGTTCCTGGTACTTGATTCCCTAGTTGAAACGGTATATCAGCGACATCATCAACTATCATGTTGACTGCTCTGTTAACTATCTCTAATTGTTCGTATGCGTTTCTATAGTTAGTAACTATTTCACGAGAATCTACAGTTAGACCTTCGTTTCTAGAAATAACATATTGTGCAGGGTTGAGCTTGTCCTCAGTATCTGGAGTTCTTCCTAATAATGTATCATACCATGCCATATTTATTTCTCTGTTTCTCGACCCAACGTTTTTGTTTTTCTGCTGTAATCAATTTGGGTCTTTTTCCATATATTGAGTGTAAGTGTAAATGATGCTTATGGCAGAGAGTTACTGTGTAATCATACACTTTCTCCCAGTTATCATCAATGAAGGACTTTCGAATTGCTAGTATGTCTTGCTCATTCTCTATAATATATTTTTCTGTTTTCAACCAAGTTTCTAGTAATTCAGTCAGTCCGTAGTAATGATGAAAGTCTAAGTCTATATTGCTCTCACAAATATAACAACTACTTTGTTTCTTATATTTGGATTTAGCCTTGTCTCTTACATATTTAACTAAATCTCTTTTTAATTTCATATTTCAACTCTTAATTAGAATTATACCAAAAACTCACATCATATGTCAAGAACTGTTTTTTACAGGTCTTATTAAAACGTAGTGGCTGATGTTTGAAATGTATATAGTGCATATCGTAAAGCATCCGCCATATGGGATGACATATTGTGTTTTGGTTTTTCTTTTAATAAATTAGGATTCGGATCCCATTGGTATTGATCTAATGACATCTGCGCTTGTTTGCATGTTTGGTCTACATTAAGATCATCATTGTCTACAATTCCTGCGACATGACCGATTCCATCTAGTACTGATTTCTTTGCATTGATAGTACTAATATCATAGTTTTGTGCGAAATCGTATCTCGTTTGTTGTGCTGCAGAGTCAATATAAATAAAGTCAATATCCCATTTATCAATTAATTTTTTTATCTGTACAGCGTGTTGTTCTGTAGTACGTTCAGCGTTCATATATTCGTCAACTAAGTAGTACTTCTTTTTATCCCAGCAGTACGCGATAACGCAAAATGCTGTAGGGTCTTTGTAACCAACATCTAATCCTCCGAAAACATCCATTTGACTAGTGTCTAGTTCTTTGAAATCTCCAATACATTTTTCGTGATTAAATGACCATACTTGACCTTCAAATACATTAAAGTCTGCCATGTACTCTTGGTTAAATTCGTTTTGAGACATTGTTTTCTTTGCTTCTTCAATATCTGCATCAGAAACTCGAGGATTTTCGTGGTAAGTTGCCTTAACTGAACACCATTCTGGAAATTCATCACTGAATCCTCTATAATAAAACTCTGCAAAGTAGTTATTACGTCCACGAGGGGTCGAAATAAAGATTGCTTTAGAGTTTTCTTTGTCTAGTGTTGGTCTTAGTGCAACATTGAAGGCGTCTCGTCCATCTGTTAGAGCAGCCTCATCAAATATGATAAGATCGTATGATCTACCAACAACTGAGTCTACTTGATTGATTGAACCCATTCTAATAGTAGAACCATTAGATAGTTCTATAACTTTGTCTTTTGCATTGTCGCGTGTTACCTCTAAATCAAAATGCTTGATGAGATTTCTCTGTAAGTCAAATGATATTTGGGATAGTGCGTAGTTGGGAGACATAAGTAGTACATTAGCTCCAGGTACTAAACATGTTAGCTGTCCTATAATATTGCTTATGTAGGTTTTGCCTTGTCGACGTGATACTGCTGCGCAAACAAATCTGTATTTAGGATTGTTAATTGCGTTAATAATTGCAGTTTGTGAGGAGTTGGGGGTAACATTTAATAAATCAAGATACCCTTCAATAGGTAACTTAATAAATCTTGTTTCGGGTTGGAGTTCCATTAAATAGTCGGAGACTATATCGGAACGGCTTACTTCTATCAATGTAAGGTCTCTTTTTCAAATAGGTTAAAGGGGTCTTCGGACTCGAATAGTCCATGTTCTTTGGCAAGTTCTAGAAGGTAGAGGTAACCGCCACATAAGTCCATAATATCGGTCTCAGTATTAGTCGGAGTTATTCCATTAATTTCTCTTTTCTGAAATCTTTTTAGTACATCCGCAGCTTGTAAGCCTAAGCCCTCTAGCCACATTTCTCTTTTGTCAATTACTTTTGGTATTGTCATTACTTCCTTCGTTTAGTTCCAAATGTTCTTTTCTGGGAGCGCGGTGGTCGTTTCTTAGAACCACCTTTACCTGCCCAAAATACTTTGTTTGCCCAATAGGCTGCAGAAGATTTACCTTTTGCGATATTTCTTCCGTGTCTTGCTTTGAAGCTTTTTCTGGCTTCAGGGCTGTAATTATGCCCCATGCCTTGCGCTCCAAAACGAATGATTTTCACTTTGCCACCAACTCGTACAGCTACAACTGCCTTCTTAGTTCGGTGCTTAGGAGTTCTCTTGGGTTTGTTCAACCCTGCGAGTCCTGCCTTTTTTAGCCTTGATTTTTCGCCGTTTGTTAGTGCCATTGTGTATCATATTTACGACTTTCGTAAGTCGTCCTGCTTTCATAAAATCATGAAAGTCTTTGTGAAAAAACTCTATCGTTTACGTAGTATTCGACTTGCACCTTTTTTACTAAATCTAGCCCTTTTAGGGTTGACTGTTTTGCCGAATCTTGGTCCGATTGCTTTCGGTGCAGAGCCATAGAATCCACCAGGAGTGGACATAGGAGTTTTTGTATTTACAAAATTTCCTGCTGCTGCATTGAGGTCTCTAGTAAGTCCTCTTTTTAGTTTAT